ATAGCCAACTGGTACTCTACCTACCATGTTTGGCACATTAAATGTTGTGCTTCCATCTCCTGCTCCAAACATCGTTCCTATTAAAGCAAATAATTCTGCATATGTAGTTCTGGATACTGCTTGACCTTCGACTTTCATCCAGCCTTCTGGTATTGTCGCATAACCATGTACCCATATTTTTATGCTTCCTGTTTTTTCTGTAGATACATTTCCTATGTCTTTTCCATCAACTGTTAGTCCACCTGTTATTGCAAGTCCAGCTTCAATATTTGCTCCACCAGACACTTGCAATGCTCCTTTGTTGGCTTCTGGTATTTTATTTATTCCTACCATGTTTTTTCTTAATGAAAGTAACATTTTTGCACTTGCTACTACATACTGCTGTGCTGTAGTTGTAAAATAATCATCTATTGCTAGTTCTACTACAAACGATTTGTTTATATCTAGATTTCCTATATTTGTGGATATCGTTATGTTCCCTGCTGAATCTATTGTATGTGTTAATGTTATGTATGAACTCCACGAGCCATTTGGTGATTCTTTATATCTGCCTTTTACAGCATATTGTGACTTTTCTTTTATTGCTTGGGCTACTTTTGCTGTTGCTATCACTTGTACTGTACTACTTGTTCCTGCTGATGCTCTAACTGCTGTGTAATCTTGTATTGCTGGATCTTGATATGGTACTAATGTTATATTGCCACCTGAATATCGAATTGTCTTTGTGACACTTGCATAGTTTCCTCTGCTGTCTATTACTTTTACTACAATACTTTCTTCCCCTGTAGTCGTTCCTATGTTTATCACATTACTAGTGTTTTCATACATCCTGTTACCTATCTGTACTGAATATTTAGAAAATGTTGCTCCATTCTTTACTGCTATCGTTCCTACTGTTATTTGTATCTCTGATTTATTTTGCAATAATTTCTGGTCACTCCCTGTTATATTTTTTGCTATACTAGTGTCTTTATATGTGAATCCACTTATTGTTGGATTTGAATTTGCCACATAACATGTTCCTGTCTTTACTGTGCCACCTATGTATGTTCCATTGTAATATGTGTCTAGGTATATTTTGGATTCTGCTTGATTTACTGTGGGAACTTTGGAATATATTTTTTGTATTTCCTCTGCTGTGAATTCCCATGTAAAACTTTTCGAGGTTGTTTCTTTCGTTACTACATCTGCTACTCCATTTATATATAAATAAAGTTTGTATGTGTATCCTAGTCCTGTTACATCTGAAATTGTTATTGGCAAGTTGTTTCCAATTGTAAAATCTAATGAACTGGATATTGTGGATGCTACTGCTCCCTGTGGTACTACTAATGTGTAATATCCTGTATTAAATGTTGCTCCACCACCTGATGTTGCATAAACATATACTCTACAATTAGGTACATTATTATCTGAATATCCATTTTCGTGCCAATACCATCCTGTTTCTACTGCTCCACTACCGAGTATTTGGATTTACTGCTTTTACTGTTACCGTTCCCCTCGATGTACCTTTTGTATATACATCTGCTTTTAATGGGTATCCAAAATAGTAATTGGTCTTTATCGTGTATTCGATTCTATATCTTATTCCTGCCTGTGTGCCACTTCTTGCTGTTTCATATTTTACTGTTATATAAATCTTATCCCATTCTGATGTCCAGCCTTCTTTTAGTACTGACCAAGCCATTTTTTACACCCCCATTAATCCACATAAATATAGTCCACACCATTGGTACGGACTATTTCTCTTATTTTTCCTATTTGTACTATACTACCTTCTACATCTCTTACAATTAAGTTCTTCATCGTTGTTGTTTCATTGTTAACATCAAATATTACTTCTTGGTTTTTATATACACCTACTTTTTCGTTACTTGCTACAAACTTGCTGTTGTTAGAAGTATTTGAAATATCTATTCCATTAGCATCTATCTTTGTGTTTGGTGTATATATTTCTCCGATATGCTGGACTCCATACTTTTGGATATCCACCATCAATTAAAATAATATCTGCTACGATCAAGTAGTCATTCTGGTTGGCTATGCTAATTGTTACTAGATTTCCTGTTGCTGTAAATGTTTTTGTTATCGTTTTCCAGTCAAATGTTTCGTTTACACCTGCACTTAATATAAGTTCCTCTTTATTTGCCTGTACTATTTTTATTGTACTTGTTCCTGTGCCTTTCTTAACTCTTAATGCTATCGTATATGTATTTCCTTGCATTATTGAAACATTTTGTGCCATGGTTGTATTTGATAACTGGAATCCCATTTCTGCTTCTGTGTTTTCTTTTACATCTGGTGTATTTACACTAGTAGGATTTGAGCCTGTTATTGTCCAGTAGGTATACGAATTAAGTCCACTTGAATTCTTTATCAGGTTTTCTAATCCTGTTTCTACTACCATTTTGTCTGTTGCTCCAGTTGATATTGAATTTATCGAAATACTTCCTGCTTCAATAATATCTCCTCTTAATTTTCCTGCTGTTATAAAGTCTGCTACTATTTGTCCATCTGCAGTTATGGCAGTTTGGTATTCTCCATACACTCCTGTACTTGAATATGCCAAACCATTTATGTTCCATCTCCATACTTTCTTGGCTTCTAGTAAGTTATCGGAATCCATAATGTATAGTTCAGAATTTGTTTTGTATACAAAGCCACCCATTGCTGAATTTATTAATCCTGTTGCTGTTTCTTTTGCTGTCTTTAATGCTGTTGGTATTTGTATATTCTTTATATCATCAATACGACTTATTGTGGTTTGTTCTTGCTTTTCAAAGTAGTTTCCCCTTCTTTGTCCTAGGGTTATTGTTTCTACTCTTTCTTTTAACGAATCATAAACTATTGCTATTACTTTTAGTTTAACATCTATATTTAGTTCTGGTATGTATGCTGTTACTATATCCCCAATGTTTATTGTTTCTAGAACTTGATATTTTTCTTTGTATTCCTCTGTCTTTGAAAGTTCTATCATGTCTATTTCTACATTAACTATTGGCTTATCAATTCCTGATTCATATAGTTTTGTTACCTCTGCTCTTAACATCTCACAAGCCTGTTCATAAGTTATAGGTGTTTCTTCATCTTCTGGATTTTCATTTATTCCTATATCTTCAAATTCTATTTTTCTTATTATTCTGCTTGGATAATTATCTGCTATCGGTGATTCTATAAATAATTCTGGTAATAATAGTGCATCTCTACCTTGAGGTAATATCTTTGTTGTTACCTCTGTCATATCAATCGACCATTTTATTTCTCTTAAATTCTTACCATAAATTATCTTGTAGCCATTGTCTTTTCCTATTTCGTTATTAATTGTTATTTGGAAATTATCTCTGTCTAGTTCTCCACCCCATACATTTAGTATCGAATTATCTGCTCCTGCAATTGCTTCCATTAAGTTCTTTCTTACATACCTTGCTGTGTGTAGTGTTGCTATATCACTCTTTGCCGAGAAACTATGTCCTTCTTCTGTTCTGGCTAATACCCATTCCAATGCTCCTAGACAAGTCTGATTCGTTGGTGCTACATCTACTAGGAAATTATTATTCATGTCATAGGTTATGTGGTAGGCTGTTATGTACATTGTTTTTAGATTCTTTTCTATATTCTTGATTCTAAATAATTGTGGATTCTTTGTTGCAACATTTACTTTTAGTATCATGTTTATTTCTATTTTTTCTGCATGTTGACCTGTTATTAAGTATTCTACTTCTACATCATATCTGCCATTTAATTCTTCTGTGGTCTTTGTTACTATGGCATCGGTAAGTATTCCTAATCCATTATTGTCGAAATCTGTTGTATCTCCTGAATATAAAACAATCATAACCAAGCCTCCTGATATTCCATTTTTATTGATGTTAATGTTCCTGATACTTTTTCTACCACGATCAAGTTTGTTCCATTTTCTAGACTTATAAATTCTCCTGACATTTTATTGTTTAGGTTAGTTAGTCCATCTATACTGGTTGCATTCATTAACTCATTATCTATTCTTATATTTCCTGATATGTCCTTCAGGTTTATAATTTTATTTCCCATGGTTATTTTGAATGTTCCTGTACCTTGTATATCTATTATCGGATATGTTTTTCCTGTACCATTTACACTTATACTATTGTTTCCTACTGCTAGTGTCTTTGTTGTCTTTGCTATGGATTTTGAAAAAGGTTTGCATTCAAATGGAATTACAAACCTTTTGCTTAATCCTAATATGTTTTCAAATGCTATCGCATTTACTATTTCTGCCTCGTAATATCTGTCTGGTTGATTTGACAATATCAATTTGCCTGTTCCTTTTAGTGCCTTTGCTATATTGTCTATATTTGCATTTTTGGAAATGGTACATTCTATTTGTTTTTCTATCTTTTCGTAGGCTTCCTCTTTATATGTAACATATCCATTTCTTCCTGCTATCGTTATTAGTTCTTTTCTTTCTGCTGGTATTGTTCTTTCTGGTAATACATTTACTATGATTCCTAACGACTTTGAATTTATATCATTGTATATAAAATGTGCCATTATGTACCCCCTAATGCTAATTTATTTTTCTTTAGGTAGAAACTTATTTCATCTACTAATTCTTTAACATCCTGTTGTCTATAATTTTCTACTTTTTCTATTATTATATTTATCATGCTGTTATTATTTGTTGTTGAAATATTATTTCCTGTTCCTGCTTTTGCTATATCAAAATCCTTTTTCATAACATTTAAGTTATAATCGTATGTGCTTTCAAATGAGCCATCTGCTAATTTTCTTAATGATTGAAGGCTGTTGGCTACATCTTTCTCCTTGGCTTCTATACCTTGTACGAATCCTTCATCTATGTTTTCTCCGAATCCCTCGAATACTTTTGAAGGTGATGCTATTCCAAACATCTTCTTAAATCCATTTAGAGCAGCTTGACCTATTCCTTTTAGTGTATCCCATATCAAATTCCCTAATGCTTTTAGTCCACTTACTAATCCTCTTATTATGCTCTTTCCAAGTTCTGCCCAGTCTATTTGTCCAAAGGCTTTGAAGATGGTTTCTATTATTGTTGGTAAATATTCAATTAGTTTTGGTATTGCTTTTGCAAGTCCTTCTATAAGTGCTACTAGTATTTTTATTCCTGCTTCTATTATTTTTGGTAGGTTTGTTATTATTACTGTTATCAATGTCAAAAGCACATTCATGATCATATCAATAATTTTGTCTATATTATTTACTACTCCATCTACTAATCCCATTAGAATCTTTAGTCCTGCTTCTAATAACATCGGTAAGTTTTCTATTATTGACATTAGTACTGTTTCTACGAGACTCAGTATTGCCTGTATTATTTTGTCTAGGTTTGCTACGACTCCTTCTGCTAGTGCTGTTATGATTTGTACTGCTCCTTGAATCACTATTGGTAAGTTTACTACTATGGTATCTACCAAAGTTAGTAATAAATTTACCCCTAGGTTTATAAGGTCTGGTAATTTTCCTACTATTCCATTTATCAAGTTCTGCAGTATTGTCGGACCTCGTTCTATTGCAATATTAGCAAAGTGTTGTATCTGTTCTCCAAAGTTTTGCTCCAGTAATCCTAGTCCTGTTAATGCTAATCCTACTATTGCTACTGGACCGACCATCTTAAGTGCAATTTGTGCTATCTGTTGTAGTTTACCTAATGATTTGTTGGCTACTCCACCCAGTTTTCCAAATGCAGTTTGTACCTGTGGTGCTAGTCCTTGTACCTTGGTTACTATATTATCTATAAATGGTATATTTATTTTTTTGTCTGGTATTTGTATATTTGCTATTCTTGAAAATGCATCCTTGAAACTGCCACCAAATGTCACAGCCTTGTTTCTTAATCCATTTAACATACTGCTGACTTTGTTATCCTTGGCTAGAAAGTTATTGATTCCTGTTCCTGCTTTTGATAATCCTTCTGTAATGCTTGTTCCAAACTTTTTTCCTAGTTCTATGCCCTTTGTTCCTAACCCTTCTACTTTTTGGATTGCATCTCCTAGTTTATTAGACATCGGTGCTAATATTGTCATGGATTTACCTAGTCCTGCTACTGCTGGACCGATTGTCACTAGTCCTGCCATTGCTTTAACTAGTAATTCTACTTGTTCTGGATTTAATGCACTTATCTTTTCTGCCAGTCCACTTATAAAGTCTATTCCTTTTGACAAGTATGGTACTAGTTTTTCCCCTATTACCATTCCTGCATCTGAAACAACATTTTTCATTATTTGTAATTTTGAGGCTAGTGTTTCGTACCTTTTATTTGCTTCGTTTGTTAAAGCATTGTTTTCTGTCCATGCTGTGCTTCCAAGTTCTAGTGCATTGTTTAACAAATCTCCTGATCCTGCAAGTCTTAACATCGTATCCCTTAATCGTACTTCACTTATGCCCATTTCATCTAATACTGCTATTGTTGTTTTTCCTTTTTTCTCTGATTCTCCTAGTCCTTTTATAAATGCAGAAATTGCAGAACTTGCATCTTCCTTAAAGGCTTTTGCAAATTCTTTGCTACTCATTCCTGCTACATCAGCAAATTGCTTTAGTTCTTTTCCACCTTTTTCTGTTGCTAATTGTATGTTTATCATTAACTTTGAAAAAGCACTACCACCTGCTTCGGCTTCTATGCCTACGGATGATAGTGTTGTTGCAAATGCTAATATTTCTGCTTCTGTTAATCCTATTTGTGATCCTGCACCAGCAAGTCTTGTTGACATGTTTACTATGTCTTTTTCTGTTGTTGCAAAGTTATTTCCCAGAGCAACTACAGTGCTTCCTAGTCTATCAAAGTTCTCTTGATTCATTTGCACGATATTTGCAAATTTGGCTAGTTGCGATGCTCCTTCTTCTCCTACTAAATTTGTTGCATTTCCTATATCTATTATTGTTCTTGTAAACTTGAGTATATTGTCAGTCTGTATTCCTAATTGTCCTGCTACTTCTGCTACCCCTGCAATTTCTTCCCTGCTGGATGGTATCTCTTTAGCCATATTTCGTATGCCTGTTTCTATATTTGCTAATTGTTCTACTGTTCCATTAACTGTCTTTTCTACTCCTGCAAATGCATCTTCAAAACTTACTACTGACTTTACTGCTGTTGTACCAAGTGCTATCACAGGTGCTGTTAATCCTGCTGTTAACTTTGTTCCTACACTCGTTACTTTTGTGCCTAATGTGGATAACTTGTTATTGAATTTATCCAACGAACTATTTAGGTTTGTTAGTAATGATGGTTGATTCTTTAATTGGTCATTTACTAACTTTAATTCAGTTTTCATTTTATTTAGTGATGTGGTCGCATTATTTAACTTTATTTCTAGTTTTCTGGTTGCATCACTATCTTTTCCCTTTTCTGCTACTGAATTATTATATGCCTCGGTTAATGCCGACACTTTATCCTTCTGGATTTCTATCTTTTTACTTAAACCATCTGCTTTTGCTTTTAATGAATCTGTGTTTCTACCAAATGACTCAAAGGAAGATGTTGAGGCTTTTATCTGACTATCTAGTAATCTCATATTCTTATCCATCTTCTTTATGCCTTCTTCAAACTTTGAGACATCAAATGATAATTTTACCTTCATCTCCCTATCTGCCATTTGTTTCACTCCCCTCTTTAGAATACCTCATCTATGTATCCTATTTCGTTTTCTTCTTCTCCATTAAATCTTTGATGTATTTTATATCTTGTCTTTATCTGTTTTAATGTCATTGTCCAGAATCTTTCTTCTGGATATTTCAACACTTGTGTTACCAAGTAGAAGAGCCATTCCCAGTCTAGTGTGGATGGCTCTTTAATTAGTTTTTTTCTTCTTGCTCTGTTTCTATTTCTTCAGTTTCTGTTTCTTCATTTTCAGGGAAGGCTTCCTCGATCAATTGTGTTATAGCATCTATTACCTCGTTGAAGTTCTTGGTATCTATTAATGCTCCTGCCTTCATTAATGTTATTTTCTCATCTTGTGATTTTAACATTGAATATATAAATGCTCTAACTGTCTTAATTGGTTTATCCTTGAAGTTTCCTATTGCTTTTTTTATATCTCCATACATATCTTCAAGTTCACATAGTGCATTCATATCTAATGCTAAATTGTATTGTTTACCATTTGCTGTTATTGAAATTCTTTTTTCTTTTAATTCTTTTCCCTTCATTTTATATTCCCCCCAAGTATTTTCTTATACATTTTTCTACTATTTGTTCTTGCTTATTGTGAAATTCTAGTACCTGCTTAAATATTCCTAGTTTATCTAATTTCTCCCATGGCATATCTACAGCATTTACACCAAAGTGTCCATACGATGATAGCCTTCTATAAATTGGTTTCTTTAATTCTAACTCTTTTATTATTCCTGCTGGTGTTAAATCAAATTCATTTCTTACTACTGATTTTATTATTTCTATATCTATATTTTCTGTATCATAGCATTCTATATCTATTGAAACTGGCTTTACTACTCCTATTGCAAATGCTAATTTTACTTCTGCCATTTCTGCCATTCCTGATGCTACAATATGCTTTGCTATTTTTCTTGCAATGTATGCTCCTGATCTATCAACTTTTGTTGGATCTTTTCCACTATATGCTCCACCACCATGGCTACACACAGAGCCATAACTATCTGCTATTATTTTTCTTCCTGTCAGTCCTGTATCTCCTACACTGCCACCTATTACAAATGCTCCTGTTGGATTTATTAGACATCTATAATCTTTATTTAATTTGTAGTCTGCTATTATTGGATCTATTATGTATTTGATTATAAATTCTTTGAATTCTTTTTCGTTATATTCTGCTTCATGTTGTATCGAAACTACTATTGTATCTATTCTTAAATTTTCATAGTCTATTGTTACTTGCGATTTCATATCAGACTTTGCATATGGAAATGCTCCTGTCATTCTTAACATATTTGCTCTTATTAATATCTTTGTGGCTATTTCATGTGCTAATGGCATGTAGTGGTCTGTTTCATTTATTGCATATCCTACCATTATTCCTTGGTCACCTGCTCCCCCTGTGTCTACTCCACAGGCTATATCTGGTGATTGTTTAGAAATGTTTATTTCTACTTTTGGTTTCATTTCATACCCTGCTTCTACGAATACTGATTCAACAATCTTACAAATATCAATTGTAGCAGTGCTGGTTATTTCTCCAGCAACTACTACTTTTTCATCTTTTATAAGTGTTTCCACAGCAACACGAGAATTGGCATCTTGTTTTAGCAATTCATCTAATATCGCATCTGATATTCTGTCTGCTACTTTATCAGGGTGTCCTATTCCTACTTGTTCTACTGTTTCAAACATAATTGCCACCTACCCATTTGCCTTTGTTGGTAATGTTGGTACTGCATTAAACCAACTTTGAATTCTTGTTGTTGTTACTCCTTCTTCATCTTCATCTAGTGTTAATCTCCAAGCATTGTCAGATTTTCTAGAATAAAATGTTCCTTTTAGTTTAGGTGTCTTTGATTCTATTTTGTCAGTTTCTGTTGCATACTCATCTTCTACTAGTTCGAATTTTCCTTTATATAGCCAAACATATTTGTATTTGCCATTTGATTTTTTTGACCTAAATCCTATGGCTACTTCTGGTGCTATGTCTGTACTTTTTTCTATAAGTTCTCCATTTACTAGTTCAGAGCCTTGCAATTTTGCTCTTGATTTTAATGTTAATTGATTCGTTTCTACCTCGATATCGCAACTATCAAATTTAGAAAGCACTTCCTCTACCTCATCATCTGAATATACTTTTTCACTACTTGATTTTGGTGTTAGTTTTGCAGTTATTGCTCTTTCTAATTTTTCTACTGCTTCGTATGTAGTTTCTTCCTCTGTATCTGTTTTTAATAGTGCTATGTGAATATCTCTTAATCCAATTTGTCTTGGCATAATTAATTCCCCCTTATCTATAGTTAGGTATAAAATACCTTAACCCCTTATGAAATATTTTTGTATCTTTTTCGTATAAATCTTCTTGGTCTATAAACTTGAAATCATTGGCTTCTAATAACTTTTTGGTCTTTGCTACTAGTTCGGTGTAATCCTGCACCGACCATATGTCTATTTGATAATAGTATCCTTCTATCTCAATTTCATCTTCTGAATATTCTTCATTTTGCATGTTGTATTCAAAAAATGTAATGTATGTTTTTGCTGTTCCTGTATAAACTTGAAATTGTACTGGTATATTCAATTCTTTTAATGTTTCCATTACTTTATCATTCATATTCCCAACCCCTTTGTGATTTCATCTACAAGTATTTCGTATGCTTTCTTCCCCTTCTTATCTATTGCTGGTTGCATAAAAGGACTCGCATCCATTTTGCTTGTTCCCCATTCTAGATATTTGGAGTAGAAGAACTCTGAATTATCCTTCTTTGTCCATCCAACACTTACTGCATGATTTCCATCTATCGTTTCTTCTTTGTTGATAGGAATATTGTCTTTTAAGTGTTTCTTGTTTAATTTACTTTTGTTAATGTTTCTTTGCATTTCATCATGAATAGGTTTTACTGCTACCATTAATGCATTATCAATTATTCCATCTGCCTTGCTACCTAGTTTCAAAAGTTCATCTCTTAGCTCATCGATTCCTTCAGTTGTTATTTTTACACTCATCTTTGCCTTCTCTCGCTACAATGCATATAAAATCTTCTAACGAATTGAAGGTTTCATATCCTACTGCTTCATATAGTTTTCCTTTGTATTTTATAAACAAATCGTTTATATCTATATTTGGCTCGGCACTTTTCCTAATGATGAATCTTTTTTCATCTGGTATTTGTTCATTGGAACTCTGGATTCTTTCAGTTATTTTTACTTGTTCTACTTTTGACCATATTTCCTTTAGTTCTATGAACTCATTTACTTGGAATCCATTTTTATTGATATTGCTTTTCCTGTGTATTAGCTTTATCCTACTTTTCATCTGTGCTAGTTCCATTTGCTATATCCTCACTTGTTTTTAATTTCAACATTATTGCATTGAATATCAGTTTCAATGTTGAATTTTCTTTTCCTTCTGTTAATCCTCGGTTGTTATACAACATTCCTATTAGCATTAATTGTGCATTTTCAAATAGTGCTGTATTCTTATTGTTATCATTATCTAGTCCTGATGACACATATTGTTCTGTTGCAGTAATTAATGTTTTCAAGTAATTATCTTCGGCATCGGTATCTATTTTCAAATATTCTTTAACTTTGTCTAGCATTATTGTCCACCTCTTTTATAAACAAATTGAGAGGGGTTTCCCCCTCTGCTTATCCTTCTGGTTGTTCTTCCTCTGGATTTTCTTCTACTACGGCTGGTTGTACTGCTGTAGAATCAATTGTTAAGTTTAGGTATGCATCAGCATCTTTAAGCACTGCATCGTATCTTTCTATTGCTCTTAAGTATGTAATGTTCTTTGTGAATCCTGCTTCTTTAGATGTTGCTAATTCATATTGTTCCCTATCCATGAATTTTACGGCTTCTATAAAGTTTCCTATTAAAACTGGGAAAGTAGTTTCTGATATGTTTGTTAGGTTGGCATTTGAGAATTGTTCTATTCTTATTCCTGCTAACATTTTCTTTGTTTTATCTGTTGGATCTGGTTGTAATAATGGTCTACCAACATTGTCTTTTTGTTTGTCTAGGAAATTGAATCCACTTTGGTTTGTTACTACAATTGCTCCATCTAGTAATTCTGGATCTAGATCTAAATTAATTCTTTCTTTAATATCATCTATACTAGTTACTGGTGTCGCACTTTTCCCTTCTTTTAAGGCTTTGAATATATCTTTATTCTCTGTCTTAACTGCTTTTCTTGAAAACCATTTTCCTATGTATTTTAATAGTCCACCTGTTTCATCAGATAACAATTGGTTTGTTATTGGTAGCAATGCACCTTTATCTTTGATTTTATAGTCTTTCTTATCAAAGTCTGGTGTTTGTTCTGGTATATTACCACCCTCTGTTAAATCTTCAAGTTCTGTTAGTGTACTAGTTTTTTCAAATACAAAACTACCAGAACTTGTTGTTGTTGGTTGAACATCTACAAAATCTTTCATTGATTTGTATTCTCTTTTGTATTCATTAATTTCTGTTCTCACATCTTCAGGTACTATATATGCTCCTGATATGTCTGGACTTGTTGCTTCCCCTTCTTTTAGGACTGCTCTTTCTTCTGCACTTAATCTTTTACCTCTTAATGCTTTTACTAGGATGCTTCTTGCTTCTGGTTGTTTTTCTTCTTTTTCTACTGGCTCTAAATCTTCTACATCAGTTATTTCTTCTTCTAATGCTTCTAATTTTTCCATACTAGAAACTTTTGCTTTGATTTCTTCAGCTTCTGCAGTTATTGCTCTAGCTTCTTCTACTTTTCCTTCTTCAATTAGTCTTTTTGCTTCTTCTACCTTTTTTGTTAGGCTTTGTCTTAATTCTAATAATTTCTTTTTCATACTTATTCTCCTTTACTTAATATAAAAATAAACCTGTATTTTGGTACAGGTTATATTTCTAACAATTTGATTTTTACTTTAAGCATTTCTGCTTCTTTTTGGTTGTTGCCTTGATTCTTAAATTGCTCTAGGCTTCTTTTTCCAACTTCACTTGTTTCGTAGGCTGGGAATGGTGTCGGTGATATTTCTACTAAGTCTATATCCAGTAATGTTCTGACATATATATCTTCCTCTTTAATGTATTCCCAGCTGTCTGCTCGTACATTAAATCCAAATGATACACCATCGACATCTCCTCTCGATATTGACTCGTATGCATTTCTTCCTGTTTCAGTATCTGGCAAATCTAATTCAAAATAAAGTCCGATATCATCTTCTTTTATTCTCAATGTTTGCGATTTTGTTGATCCTAATACTAGATTTGTATTATGATCCCAGAGTGCCTTTATTGTATTTTGTTCTAGGCTTTTTGCAAATGCACCAACTGCCACTTTTTCGAAGAATTCATCATATAGCAGTCTGCTTCTTTCGTTAAACTTAACAGCATATCCTGCTACTGTCATCTTTTGTGTGTCATCCCTATTACGAATTTCAAGATTCAAAATTGGCATATATCTTAATTCTTTTTTATCCACTATTTCCACCCCCTTTTGCTTTATTTATTTGGTATTCATCCATCTTTTCTAATGAGACATAGTTTAGTGATACAAAATGTTTATCTCCATTTTCTATGGAATCTTTTTCTTCTAGTTCTCTTACCTCGTTTATTGAATATATTCCTAGTTGTATCATTTTCTCATAGTAAGTGGCTCTGGAACTACTATCTCCACGAAGTATTGAGTTCAGGTTGTACTTTATGTAGTATCCTGACTTTATATCCTCGGTTGATAGCAATTGGTATTGTAATGTTTGTTCCCAGCTGACCAATAATGGTGTAAGTGTATCTCTTACAAATTCCATCGATTGCTGTTCTATATTACTAAATGTTGCTTTTTCTAGTTCTCCTAGCATATGTGGTGGTATGTTGAATATCTTTGCAATTTCTGACACTGTGAACTTTTGTGTTTCTATGAATTGAGCATCTGCCTGTGTCATTCCTATTGCCTGATAATCAATTCCAGCATCTAGTATTGCTACCCTATGGGCATTTGTTAATCCTCTGCTGTATTGCTCCCACTCATTTCTTACTTTGTCCTTTGCCTCTTTATTTAATTGTACTGGTACTTTTAGTATTCCACTTGCTGTATTTCCATGGTTATAAAACTTATTCAAGTATTTCTGTGATGCCATTTGTGAGCCTATTGTCTGTCTTGCTACCTCAATTGGACTTAATCCTGTTAATCCATTTACCGAAAGTCCTTTTAGGTGTATTATACTAGTGTATGGTAATTTTACATATTGTCCATTTGGTAGTGTTGTTGTTACCCATATTTTATTCTTCTTGTTATCTCTCATCACTTTGGTTACTTTTGGATTTAGTATCCATAGGTTTTTAGGATAACCATCTCTACCCCATTCTATTTCTGCATATGCATTTCCATATAGTTGTCTGTGGGATTCCATTGTCTGCTTGAATTCAAAAGGTGTCATGTATGGGTTAGGTCTTGTTTCTATTAGCTTTGAAACTCGATGCTCTTTTTGTCTTATCCTTTTTCCTTCATCTGTTATCTGGAATATCTGACATGGGAGCATTGCAACATGGTTAGCAAGTATCTTCACACACGAATATACAGTTGCTGTCTTTATTGCATTTTCACTCGTTACTCTTTCTCCTGAATCTGTTTCTGTATTAATCAAATTCATGAGGAAAGTTTGAAAAGCATTTGTTGGCTTTTCTGTGCTTTCCTCATTACTAGGAGGTTTTTGAGTGTCTGCATTCGTTGTATTTCTTTTTAACAATTTGTCTATTATACTCATTTTTTCACATCCTCTTATAAACTAAAATCATCACTTAATATGTAACTATTTAAGTCCATTGTATTTTCTACTAGTCTTGCTCTTACATGGCTAGTGACCATCGCAGCTGCTGGATCTATACGATTTCTTGATTTTGCCTTGTCTAGACATATGTTGTCATTTGGATCTTTTCTTACTACTGCATTTGAGATTGCCCATTTTAATACAGGATTGTTATTGTGTATTATTCTTTTTTGCAGTATTAGTGCTTCTATGTCTTTTATTGGCTCTGATAAAGTTATATATCCTTGCCTAATGGCTACTACTACGAATCCTTCATTCTCTAAATCGTTTGCTAACTGTGTTGCATTCCAAGGATCGTAACATATTTCTTTTATTTGGAATAGTGTTGATATCTTTCGAATATAGGCTTTTACGAACTCGTAATCAACAACATCTCCTTCTGTGGCTGTTATATAGCCATTTTTAATCCATAGGGTGTATGGAACTCTGTCCTTTTTTTCCTTATCTGCTACCCTGTTTTGTGGTAAAAATGAATGGGATAGCATTACATACTTCCCATTATCTAGTCTTATTTCTATATTTATTGATGTTAGGTCTGTGGTCGTTGATAAGTCCACACCTACATAACATTGTTTTCCTATCAATTCTTCCATAGGAATTATTTCATCACATGCATTCCATTTATCCATATCCATCCATGATATTTCTCCATTTACCCATTGGTTTAGATATAGCCTTCGGAATCTTGCTTCTTCTGTAGGTAGTTCTTTTGCTCTTATGGCAGATTGCCTGAATTCTTCAATGCTTCTAAATATTCCGAAGTGCTGGATTGCACATGTACCATGTTTCCTCTTTATAAATGTCTGCATCTGCAGGTGCTTCATATATTACTGGATAAAATGTAGAATCATTTATTGTTCCTGTTATTATCTTTTTGCTGTAATCATATAACTGATAGCAGATTCCATTTGTATTTGTTCCTGCTGTTGTTATACTTATAAACATCGGTTGCGACCTTGCACCCATTGAAGTTTTCATTACATCATACAAATCTCTGTTTTTGGATTCGTGTATTTCATCGTATATGACAACATGTGCATTGAATCCATGCTTGGTACTTGCTTCTGCTGATATTGCCCTGTAGAAACTATTTGTATCATATCGTATTATTCTTTTTTGTGATTCTATAATCTTGCACCTACTACTTAAGGTTTTATTCATTCTTATCATTGATACTGCTGTCTGGAATACTAGTGTTGCTTGTTCACGATCATTGGCACAACTATATATTTCTGCACCAAATTCGTTATCCATAAATAAAAAATACAACACCATTCCTGCTATCAATTCTGTCTTACCATTTTTTCTAGGTAAAAAAATAAAGGCTTCTCTGTATTGCCTTGTTCCATCTTCATTTATTGTTCCTATTAAATCTCTAACTATTTTTTCTTGAAATGGTATTAAGTTAAAGTTTTTTCTAGCAAATTCCCCTTTGGTATGTTTTAGTAATCTCATAAAGGAAACTGCTCTGTCGGCTTTTTTGACATCATACATTTAACTGTCATCCCCTCTCATTAGTTTTTCCATTTCATCTTCTGCTTCAGAGTTTGGCAGTTCCATGCCATTTCTTGACGAAGGGAGCATTCCAAATTCAGCCATGTATTTCTTGCATTGATTTAAGTATTGCTGGGCTATGGCTACTTGAGGTAGTGCTTGGACATATCCAGACTTTTGTATCTTCATTATAGTTGAATTTACATTATCTATTTCTTCTTCTGCCTTCCTGTACCTGCTATAACATTTGCAGTAACTTTCAAATGCACTTATATCTACTTTGGTTAAAACTCCAAGTTTCACTAATATAGGAGCCATCCTGTTCCATTCATCGTTAGCATATTTATCATGCTTTATCCATTTTGGTGGTGCTGGACATTCCTCATATCTATCTATCATATTATCAAAGGCTAGTTTCTTTGAAATATCTCTTTTACTTGGGTTTCCATTTAGCTCATGTAATTTAACTGGCTTTGCTTTTGCACCTCTTTTTGCCATACTATCACTCCATATTTTCCTCCGAATTTAATAAATTATTTAATATTGCCATTAATACATTTACAACTATACTATTTCCAGCTTGTTTATATAATTGTGCATTAGAATTAACTTTATTTGCTTTCTCAAAATCATTATCATCAAACCCCATTAATCTGAAACACTCTTTCGGTGTAAGTTTTCGTATTCTTAATCCATTCATGTTTTCTCCTTTCACTACAACTCCTAAACAATCACTTCTAGTATCTAATGTAGGAGACAAATTATTATTTCTCTCATTTTGCCTTCTGAATGTTTTCATTCTACTATTTGAATAACTATGTCTTATTACATCATTTTCTTTAACCATGCCATGATCTAATAAATATTCACACAATTTTCTTTTCAAATTATTCATTTACTATTACCCCAACATCTGGACTAGTTTTTATTGTCTGAATCATATTTGATTGTACCATTCCTCTTTTTCCTTTTATATTACTAATATATACACCATCTCCACATTTGCCTTCAATATAACCTTTCTTTGTTGCATTTTTTATATTTATGCATTTTGATTGTAAATTAGTTGTTTCCTTTAATTCATCACTATATATTATCATGCCTGAATGTTCTTCTCCTGCACCCCTCGCAGTCAATGTTTGAACTATACTTTCTTGTCCATTAACTTTTTCGAAAGGTTTTTGAAAGGAGTTCCAATGTGCAATTTTTCTAATTTTTTCTTCTGATAAATAAAAGGATTCATCGACTTTATTTTCTAACAAATCTTTTAATTTTAACTTTAGTTCTTGCTCTTTAGGAAATTCGTATTTCTTATTCAAGTCTTTTCTTATACTTATTGTAAATACTCTTTCTCTGTTTTGTGGTATTCCATAATCTTTAGCATTTAATATTTTATAAAAATTTGTGTATCCTATTTGTTCCATTTTTTCTAAATACGAATTAAAATTATGTATATGATTTTTACTTAATAAGTTTTTTACATTTTCCCATATGACATATTTAGGCTTTATTTTTTCTACTATTCTTAAGGTTTCATACATAAGACTTGAACGAGTTCCACTTCCTGCATCTCCACCTGCTTGTTTTCCTGCTAGTGAAAAATCCTGACATGGACTTCCATGCATTATCAAATCTGCATTTATATTCTTATCCCATTTACACACATCTTGTGGCACAAAACTTGTATTATGTATTGCATTATAACTATCTACTGCATGTTTATCTATTTCTACATAATCGACTAATTCATATTCGATGTTTAAGTTTTTTAGTGCCTTACTACAAGCACCGAATTCCACCGAACAATTCTAATACCTTTATCATAAATCCCCCCTAAATTGCATAAAAAAATAACAGCCTAGCTGTTTTCCAAAAGCAATAGGGCTTTACCCCTTTGCTATATTATTTTTATTCATCTTCTTTTTTTACCACACATTTGTATCCATGTGCTTCAACCATTTTTATCATCTCTTGTAATTTTTGTTTCTCTTCCTCTTGCCATCTTTTTTTATCTGCCTCTGTGACCTTTTTCATGAATTCTTCTATTTCCATTTTTTGTATTTCTACTCCTGCATATCTGCAGTAATTTGAACCTTGTGGATGTACTAACAATCCTGTTTTTGTTGAACCTTTTTCTTTTATTTCTAGTACTTCATCAGGATAATAACATAAGTCTTTGTTTTCTTTTATTATTTCACTATCCTTTAGTAGATTTTGTGAGAATGATATAAATTCTACGAAGTCTAGTTCTATTGTCTTTACTATCCTATAAGTTTCTGGCTTTGTATGAAATTTTGTTATAAGTTCTTTTGCATCCTCTATTAGCCATTCTGTGTTTACTGGTTTTCTTACTAGAATTGTTTGTACAGTTTTATATTTTATTGGTGTTTTTTCTATTCCCATTGCATCTTGCAGGGCTTCTTCTGTTCCACATGTTTCACATATCCCTGTTTTATTATCTATTCTTGATAGTGCAGGATATGCTACTATTTCTCTTTCGCATTTTGGACATCTTCTTTTATACATATTCATCCTTCCTTTCTAACACAAGTATACCACAGAAGCCTTGGTATATCTAGCAAAACTCGAAATAACTTGTATTATTTTGCAAGTTTTTTATACTCAATTTTCTTACCATTTCTAGTTATAAATATGTCTTTTGTATCCCCTTTAAATTCTATGTATCTTTGTACTATTGCATCTGCATATCTTGGATCTAGTTCTACACCATAACATGTTCTGTTTAATTGTTCTGCTGTTATTAGTGTGCTTCCACTACCTAGAAATAAGTCTAACACTGTATCATCTACTTTGCTCGAATTGTGCATTAGTTTTCCTAGCAGTTTTAGTGGTTTCATTGTTGGATGTAAGTCATTTGCCACTGGTTTGTCCTCATATAGTACTGTATTGTTCTTAAATATAAAATCTATGTATTCTTTTAACTTTGCTCTTAACTCTTTTGCACTCATTCCCTTAGTATCTGGCATTCCATCATCTATTACTGTGGTGTTTTCTCTGCTATCTATAAAATAATGTTTTGCACCTTCTATCCATCCATATAGTATTGCTTCATGACGCCATTGGTAATCTTGTCTGCCTAATGTCATTGCATTTTTTACCCATACCAGACATTGTGCATATTTGAATCCTGCTTCTACTAATGCTTTTCTAAAACTAGCACCTTCTGTATCTGCATGAAACACATATATAGGTGTTCCTGCTCTACTTGCTTCAAACATGTTCTTGTATGCCTGTAATATGAATTGGTAAAACTTGCTTTCTTCCATATTATCGTTTTTTATTTTCATTCCATTTGAGCCTTCGTAATTTACATTGTATGGTGGATCTGTTATTATAAGGTCTGCTTTTTTATCTTCCATTAGTGTTTTTATAACACTTTCTTCTGTGCTATCTCCACATATGAATTTGTGTCTGCCTAGTTCTACTATATCTCCTAATTGAATTATAGGCTCTGATTCATCTAGCACCTCATCTATATCAAAGTCATCCTCTTGAATTTCTTCTACTTCATCTGTTCCTATTATGTCTTTTAATTCTGCAATTGAGAATCCTGTAAGTTCTGATATTCCTACTGCATTTATTTCTTTTAACAAGTCTGCTAATTTTTCTTCATCCCATTCTCCTGATATTTTATTCAGGGCAATGTTTAAGGCTTTTTCTTCATCTTTACTTAAATCTACTACTACACACTCTACCTCTTGGTATCCTAAATCTTTTAATACTTTTATTCTTTGGTGTCCACCGATAACTGTCATGTCTGAATTAATTATCACTGGATCTATGTATCCAAAGTGTTCTATGCTTCTTTTTATCTTTTCGTATTCTTCATCTCCTGCTTGTAAATCTTTTCTTGGATTATATGTTGCTGGAATTAATTTTTCAATATTAATTTTTTGTATATTCAATTTCTATATACCCCCCTCTTTAATTCTGCGAAATATTTTTCGAGACTGCCCCTGCCGTTCCCCATTTGCCCTTGTAAAGTTTCAAGGGGTGGGGGTGTCTTTCTACCTGTTATGCCTTCTGTTATGGCAATTGTGACACAAACTTATCAAGTTTTTTAGGCTGTATCTCGAATCCCAATTATCTTTTATTGGTATGATATGATGTACTTGCTCTGCTACTGTTACTTTTCCTTGTATCTTGCAGTCCTGACACAAGCCTTGGTCACGAACTAAAGCAAGTTTTCTAATGCTCTGCCATTCATCCGAGTGGTAGAACATGTATGCCTCTTTATCTCTTGTCTTTCTATCCTTGTTATATTTTCTATCGGTGTAGCTTCTGTTCTTCTGCCTCTTTATATTCATTTCTTCTGTGTGTTTAGGGCAGTATGCAGTTCTTGTTAATTCTTTACATCCTTTATGATTGCATGGCTTTAATTTACTCCTTGGCACTCTGCTGTCCTTCCCCTTTCTTACATATAAAAACGAGTCCAAGTCTTTATCACTCGAACTCGTTTCTGTTAATTTCCTTATTTTAATTATAGCAAATAATATTTTTAATTCATACCCCTTGTATGTCCTACTTTTGTCCTGTTTCTGCATTTTTGATGCTTGTACTTGTCCTTTCTTTGCCATGTATCAAATAGTATAGTTTTAGTCTTGCCTCTTTAACTTTGTTTCTTAATGTTTTCTCTACCAGATACATGTTTACATCCTTTCTCATTTCATGATTGAAGTTAAATTCTATTATTGCCCATGAATATTTATCTACATACTTGGCTTTTATAATGTATTGTTCTTCTGGTGTCAGTCCTTCTAGTGCTATTTCTAAACATCTTATTTCCCTCTGCATTTTATTTATTATCGATTCTTCTTTTCTTACCCATTCCTGTACTGTTTCCCTCTTTAGTTCTTTTGTTAATAACGCCTGTTCTACTGGTTTAGATATTTTATACTTGGCTCTTGGCATTCCTAATGTCATTTCTGGTGTATTATCAAACAGGTCATCTATATCTTCATCTCTTGCTGATGCTAATGCATATTTCCAGATTGCTAGAGTTTCTTTTCTTATTTCTAGGTCTGCTTTTCTTTCTCTTAATTGACCTAAATCATTTATTATCTTTTCTATTCCTAATTTTTCATCTATTGTCATTTTATTTTCCCCCATTCATTATTCTTGCTACCTCTGCTGTGGTATCTATGTCTATTGTCCTTAATGAGTTGTACAGCATCGTTATTATGTATGATTTTATGTGCA